TTCTGTAGTCAATAAACTACCAGAAAATCCAAATCTAGATGCTCCATTACCATCTATACCACTTGTAACAATATAATTAGCAGTAATTATATTGCCATCTGCATTAACTCCGGTACCTAATTTCTTACCTATTAATCCATCTCCAAAAAATAATTGATATTTTTCATCTTGTACCTCTTGAAGGAGATAAATTTGAGATGTAGATGTTACATTAATGATATTATCTACTGCAGAATATTCTATTCCAAGTCCACTATCACTTTCTGCTTTAATATAGACTTTTAATGTCGAAGTATCGATAAATGGGTTATTAAGAATAAACTTTTGATCTAATGATCCATCATATACAAACTGTTTTGTTAAGAACGTTCCTTCATAAACGTCAATATTATCAAAAGATGCAATTCCACTGGTATTAAAAGTTTTTGTAATGTCTTCCGGAATTGAAAACATATAAGAACTATTACTTAAAGTACCAGTGCACACGAGACCCCTCTGAAGGGTTACCTGGGACGATACATCTCCAGAAGGTCTTTCTACCGTAAATGATATTTGTGCCTTTGCTGCCGTTCTAGATCGTGGTACATATCCAATATTTCTTGCCAGAGATACTACATTCTCACGTAGAGTCGCAGAGTCTAAAAAAGACTCATTAACAATCATATTTGAGTTAAATGCTGTTATATAAGTGTTATATGCTAGTGTATCGATTAAAATTGAAAAGTTAGACCCTTCAAAGTCAAAATCCGTGAATGTTGAATTAGCACGAAGATAATCTTTGATAGATGTCTTTATTTGATCAAAGTCTAGATTTGTAAATTTAGTGAAAGGCATGTTATCTTGTTGCCTCTAATAGGAATGAAAATTCTTGAGTTGGAAACTCTTGTCCAATGATATCAAATAATATTGTAACATTAAATGAATTTCGATCCGGAAAAGGATCTACTTGAACTTGTACATTATCTATTCTTGGTTCAAAGTTATCAAGTGCAATTTTAATTTGTCTTTCAATAACAGATGCTGTACCAAAATCAACAAATTCAAATAAACTACTTCTAACTTCAGACCCTAATAATGGATTAAAAAATCGTTCGGTAGGAATAGTTTCTACAATATTTCTTACAGATCGACGAATCGCATTCTCATTTTTTAATATCTGCAAATCTTGAGTAATAGGATGAGGTTCAAAAGACAAACTAATATCTTTAAATGCTCTTGATATCCTTTTAATTGCCATTGACAAGGAGTTTTTCTTTATTTATACCTATTCTCCAATAAAAAAGTGCCCCTTACGAGACACTGCGGTTATTTTCCTTGTCCTCGGTACTTCTTTCGAGCCGAGTTACGCGATGTTGAACCATATTTTGTGTGCTTTCCATTGCCTTGACGAGATTTCTTCGGATGAGTCTCAACATAATCACCACCCATAAGGCCGGTTTTTGATTTTACTGTCATAATTTAGTCTCCTATGATTTCAGTTTTAAGATCTTGTGGGTTTGGAGTGCCGGTATCATAAAATTCTTGTGATAATTCATCCATTTTATCAAAATATTCATCCTCTGTAAGATTTTTAGAGATAATTTGAGTCCCACAGAGAATATTATACCTTTCTTTCATGTTAGTTCAAGTAATTTTAACTTTTCCTTAACACTTTCGGCAGTTGCAGTAACCTTAAATTTAACTTTGTCTCTTCGGGACAGTTCACTGAGGTTTTCTGATATCTCATACCACAGTTGTTCGTCAGTTTTCATAGAAAAATACTGCTTACTACCGAATACCATTATATAACACGTGTTTTTTCGTGCCCTACGCGTATTCTTGGATCACACCAGATGTCGAAACCTGCCTCCTTTGCATCAAGGCAAAACGAGACATCCTCTCCACACATATCCTGTACTTCACCACTCTCGAAGACTTGCATCTTCGGTGCAAACCATGGATACTTCATTTCTTCGTGTTCCCAGACACCATTCTTGATCAATAACCATCCGAATCCGGTATAGTCTACGGTGAATGGTTTGCGACGCTTGGAGATACTTTCAACTGTTTCATGATTCATGACTCCACCATTGCTTCTGAAGTCTTCTTCATCTAACCAATGTGCAACACTTGTTGTTCTTCCATCCTCTGTGGCATACCATCCACCTACGATGTCTTGATCCACCAATATTAATTGCCAAAACTTCTCAGTATTAAAAACAATATCACTATCAATCCATAATTGCCAATCATATTTTAATTTACCGTCCCATGGTTTTTGATCCGGTCCTCGCAGTACATTTGCTCCAAGACACTTGCATCTTGCAAAGTTCACCATGGAGGAGTAATCCTGCGAAATCTGGATGCTCGCTCCAGATTGTACTAAGTCAAAACAAAGTTGTACAAAGTTTTTTAGATATGCATATGATACTCCTCTTCCAGGTAAACAAAATACGATGGACTTTCCTTTTACCATCGCTTTTGCTGCATCATAATCCCATTCTTGTTCTTTCTTTTTAGTAGGCGATTTTGCCTTTACCGTAAATCCTTTAGCCATAAGAATAATCAGTTACATTCGAATCATACAGCATTATATAGTAATTGTCAAGTTAATCTTTGTATTCGGTTATTATAATTTCATCGGCATCAACGACCCATTGTAAATTCGTTTCTTCGTACCATCCAAACTCATTCATTAACTGCTCTGGAATAACTGTATAGTACTCACCTGTTACTGTATCGACCTCTATAGTTGTCAAAAATTTCCCAGAATTTTTTTGCATTGCAGTTAATACTCACGCTGTTTTTATATAGTGAAAAATTTTTTTATATGAGAATGACTTATAGCTGCCTATCGTAACACTTTGTAGACTAGGGGTTCCTTCGGTTTTTATATAAACACCCCCGATCAACGGGGGCACTGTCCAATTCACGAACGCATGATGTGCTATAATGGCATCATGCCCCCACCCCCATGCTAAAATTGGCATGACTGAACACCTCACGGTTGATCAGTTTCCATGATCCTGATTCAGTGTGCATCACGTACCCTTCAGAATCAATCCGATCCTGTCCGATGTAAGCATTAGGACCATGGGCATAACGGCAGAGTGCAAGGGCATCTTCCTTAATGGACTTGACCAACTTCCAGAAATTGATTAGGTTTGGATTGTCCCACTCAGTATGATCAATTTCACGACCCTCACGGATGCAAGCATTCAATTCTTTCTTATAACGTGCTGCCTCCTTCTCACTGACGAACTCAACAGCACCTGCCATGACCTTGGCAAAATTGACCATCTCTTCCAACTCTTTAAAACTGTCCTTGCCATACTGACCCCATAACCCGTCCCAAATATATGCGATCGGTTGCACGAATTTGCATTCCCCGTCAGGGTCAACCATTTCCTTTTTCAAGGGTGCTGCCACTGCATCACGCAAATCAGACTCGGCAGTATAAACAGTATGGGGTGCCATGATGATTTCTGCATCACCCACCACAAATGGAAATTCATAGGTTATGGTGTTGGGGGTGTATTCCTGCTCACCACCGAACCCGATGAAATCACCTTGAATGATTTGGTCAGTCCAAGGCAGATAGTCAAAACACGCATGGAGGATTTCTGCCACGTGCTCCTGATGCCCATGATTTTGGTCAATGTCCTGATGGCACTCATTGATCATGATTTTCTTCTTATTGAAAACCGATTTGGTGCCCACAAAGAAATTACCTGTTGCTGGGTTCTTACCCCATACAATTGCAGGTGCTCCATCAATTTTCACGGATAGGAAGCAAGTCATTAAAAAAGCATCCAATACGGCAAGGGTGCCTGTGAGGATGCTATCTTCTGGGTGCTCAAGGTGAATGTTTTTCATAATACTATTATGGCATGAAAAACCCCCTTGTGGGGGGTTTGGTGGACAGTTTACCAATTGGGCAGGTACGGACCAAAGTTTGTAGGTAGGTAGTCAGCAGATCGCGGTCCTTGAATCAGGTTGAACATGCGTGACTGGTCAATGCGACCCGTTTTGAATTGCTTGTAGAATGTGGTCCAACGTCCTTGAAATTTGGTGATGCTTTTCATAGAATGATGTTTCAACAATTGTATTATGGCATGAAAAACCCCCTTGTGGGGGGTTTGGTGTTCAGTTTAGAAACCTGCACACAGTCCGTCGAAGTATGACTGTGGTTGCTCCTTTGCAAGCACCCCACCTAACCACTTGTTGATATGACGGGAAGTTGTGACTGACCACTTTTGAGAAGTCCTTTCATAACCATTGTCGGTCAATGCGGCAACGGGTGTCTTATATGAGAATAAAACTGATGTGCCGTTTGCAAGGTCCAACTGGGTCATGTTGGATGCGATTTGACGAAGTTGCATTGATGCTCCTTTTGTTGACTCTTTTATAATACATGAAAAAAGCACCCCGTGGTGGGATGCTGTGCCACTTTGTCAAGTGGTCTGAAGGATTGCCTCATCACATGCACAATCATATACAATTTGCTCTTCAGATGGGGTTAGATCTTTGAATGATTCCATCATGGTTTCAAAAATGGTTTCTGCCAATTCTTCAAGTCTGATTTCGTTCATAGGTCTTTGTTGATTGGACTCCTTAAGTATGGCATAAAAAAACCCCCTTGTGGGGGTTTGGTGGACAGTTCAAAGATTGACTGCTTTTACCCTTTTAACCAATTCGGTGTGGTAGGGTTGGAAGAAATCAATTGCCTTTGTGAGGTCTTTGATTAATTCCTGAATCTCAAACTGATGGATTTGCCAACGGGTTGAGATGTCCTTCTGGTATCTTTCCCATGTGATGAGTCGGGCAGTAGAAGGACGGGTGCGGGTGGTTTTCTTAGCAACCACCTTGCCACTTTTAAAAGTCGTGACGGTGACTTTAGGTGCATCAAGTACTTCTTGAATTTCCTTAATGACCTGATCAACCTTAGCAGTTGATTTTGCCTTGCGGGTCCGTGTCTTACGTGCTTTAGGGGCAGTGGTTGACTTGGGTGCGGTGGCAGTGCTTGGCATGAATGCTTTGCTTGTTTACTCCTATATCATACCAAATAAAAAACCCCTGTTACGGGGTTTTGTTACGTTCTGTTGTAAAAAAGTCCAGTTTGTGAACTGTCCTAATAATCATTCAAAATGCTAGACCGTCTACGTGTGGTTTGTGTAGGCAGTGGACCTAAGAAATATCTTCTTAAATCCTCATCTTTCTTAAGAAGGTCGTAGACCTGTTGAGAAAGTGGTTGCATTTTGGGTTCAGTGTTCATAAGGATTGGATGGTTGAAAGATGAGTACGTAGGAAATCAACTGTGAATACATCTGTACCAAAGAATTCATCAAGGAAATAATCAACCGTGATTTCTTCCTTAGCACAGAATAGTTCAACGACTTTCCATTCAAGGTCGGTGAGATCAGGCATAATCAATTTCTCCATTGATGAATTGCTCTACATCGAATTTGGTCTCCTCTTTGGTTTCAGAGAGTGCCTCCTCCATGAGTGCAGAGATTGCCTCTTCCTCATACTGTGGATCAACGAACATGGTTGAATTGCTTTGGACTCTCTTATCATACACAAAAAAACCCCCTTGTGGGGGAAAAGTGGACACTTTATGAACTGTCCCAGGTCAGCCGCCCGATTCTCAATAATCGGGTACAATTGAGAATCAGATCACTCCATCCTCAACTGCTTGGCAGACGTTGCCGTAATCAAGATGCAGGTTGCCCCACGCATCACGGACACAGGCATAACCGAACTCATCTGCCAAGTCCAGGCAGAGTTCAGTTGCTTTCCACTCATCGGTTAGAGTGACTTGCTCCTCTGGAGCATATGGACAAAAGACAGTAAAATTATTCATATAAGTATCATACACGAAAACACCCCCAATGGGGAGATTAGTGTGCACTTTACCAACTGACCATTCGCGGCTGACTTTATAAAAAAACCGGCCGCTATTCTCAATAAAAAGACCTTATTGAGAAATAAGGTCTTTGTGACGATTAATTAACTGTACTCCTAAAATGCAGGATCACAGATCTTATCACTTAGAGTGTCATAATCCGTTGAATTAATATCATCGGGTAGACCCAAATCGTTGAAGTATTTTATTATTTCAACGAGTACAGATTCCTCTGCTTCAGTGATACTTAGTGTACGAACGGTTTCTGACATAATAGTTGAGAAGATTGTGTGTTAGTTTGTGTTAGTATGCGGCACGTAATACTTCGTACATAACATCACGAACTTGATGACATTCTTCCTCTATGTTATGCTTACTGCCGTTCTCTTGAGAATAACAATCAAGAGCAGAATCTATGGTATCCCACTGTAACTGAGTGAAGAAATCATAGATCATATTTAACTCTCTATGAGAGTAATCCTTGCCGTTGATTGTAAATTTGGTTTCAGAAAGAGTTGTTGACATTTTGGAATGAAATTTGTCTACAATGTTATAATACCCCAATTCTACCACGAATGGGAAAAATGTGTGCCAGTTTCTCAATCGTCCACGAACGGCCGGAATTCTCAATAACGAATTTTATTGAGAATATAAAACCAGATGAGAAACTGTCACACACTGTATGATATTCTAGTTATTCTATGTTATAATATATTTCTTACAATTATTTGCACCACAATCTTATAACATCTAGACACATAATTGTCTAATGTTACATACACATTCTTTTTTGTGAGACCATGAGATCTAGGTGCACTTATACACAATTATATCATGCATAATGCATATATGCAAGTGCTTGATAATCTGTGCTGTCACATCTCGCATAATCATCATCATCTAGATGTGTATAGTGTGATTCATGTTCATATGTCTCGTCGAGATAATCATGACATGATATCTCGCAGTCGAATGAATTAAGCTCGTAGTCTTCGTACATAGCTCGTCGAGATTGTGTGAATGTATAATGATTATAGCAGATATCTCGTAGAGTGTCAACCCATAAGTCTCGACGAGATTTATAATGATATATTTATACTACTTTTTTGACATTGTGTGGTTTTGTAAATATTCCGTCCCTGTGTATTGACAAACCGCCCGTTGCATGATACGTTGACT